TGTGATACAGAAATTGCGGCAGACGTTAGCAACAAAACAAATAAGGCATGTAGGTTAATAAATAAGTTAACGCAGCAGAATGTTAATTTAAAATATGATTTAGAGCAACACAATAGAGGTTAAAGAATGGCACATTATCATGAGCAGATATTAGAAGAACAAAACAGTAGAGATAAAAAAATGACAGCAAAATCTTATCACTCAGGCGACTCAGAGGCAGATAATTCACAAACGCCTTGGTGGATCGTTAGGCAAATACAGGCAGTAGCAAATGTCAGCATTGTTCACGATGTATGCGCTAAAGAAAACAGCAGCAAAGCTTTTGGTAGTTATTGGTCGGCAGAAGATGATGCTCTTAGTCTCGATTGGTGTGAAAAAAAGGTATCAATCACTGGTAGTAGAAGTGTTTTTTGGATGAACCCCCCTTTTAGTTTAGCTAAAGAGTTTACCACTAAAGCTGCCGATGAAGCACAGAAAGGCGTGACCACGATAGGTTGTGTGAAGCATGCCCCTGATGCTGATTGGTTTCAGGAAATGGAAAAACGAGCAACGGTTATTTACGTACCAGATGGAAGAATACAGTTCCTCAAAGCCGATGGAAGTGAATTTACCCGTACAGATAAAAAAGGCAAAACAGTTAAATCGGGTGCTAACTTCCCTTTATGTTTTCCATTATGGACACCTTATAACCATGGCTTTGAAGCTAAATACGTAAGATTTTCACGAAATAAAAAATTATTTTCCGATACATAATTTTAATAATAAGTTGGCATTTAGCCGATAATTACACGTATCATGACAACCCAATATTATAAAAAGAGCCTGAAATGCAACAAAATCAAACAATGGAACACCTATATAATATCAGTAGTAATGACGCTCCACTTTACGCAAAAGCCCACGATTTAGGGGTTATGGTGGCAAGAGTGGCAATTGAAAACGGTAGTTACAGTGGGAATATATTAGGCGTTAATAGGTATTGGGATGATCCGATCCTTACCAATTGCGATAGCGAGGCTGGCAACGTAACACAAAGCCTTTTATCTAACGATCTTTTATCTCAGTTATCCCGATCAATATCAGCAACAATACAATTTCCTGTTAATACAATTTTTGCTCATGGCTTGGGCATCGTAGCAAGCGCTATGAGCAAGTCTTTTAGTTTTGAATACGGTAGCAGCACTAAACCAGTTAACTTGTACGTAGTTTGCGCTCAACCCCCTAGTAGTGGAAAATCAGGGGTGAATGAGATACTTAGTGAGCCAGTACATGAGGCTTTTGATACTATTAACAAAACTGCGGCAACTGAAAAGCGTAAATTAAAAATCAAGATCATGGCAAACAAGCGACAAGCCAAGGATGCTACTACCAAAGAGGAACAGTATAAATTAGAGGAAGAGTTACTATCTCTTTATGAGGAAAATGATAAGCACACGATCTACCTTTACGCAATGGACGATGCAACCCCTGAAGCTGTAGCTAAAATAGCACTCAATCAACGAGGCGTGTTTAATATAATCAGTGCCGAGGCAGACGCAATTAACGTTATTCTTGGTGGTGTCTACTCAGATAAAAAAAGTAATTTTGGGATATTCCTAAAGGGTTTTGATGCTGAAAGACATATTGTAGCTCGCTCTGGTCAAGAAACAATGTCTGGTCACGTTGTCGGGTGTATAGCCGTAATAGCGCAAGATGAGTCAATAAAAACAATATTAGAGGCTGGCGAATCAGGTAGGGGCATTAGTGAACGGTTTTTAATGGTTCGTGAAGATACTTTACTTGGTACGCGAAAGTTTGCCAAGCCAGTGCCGTTAGATAAGGAATTATCGGCAGCATACTCTAAGATGATTTTTAACATTGTAAGGGAGAAAAAAACAACCCTTAAATTCAGTAGAGATTCCATTGGACTGATCAACGCTTTTAGGGCTGAAGTTGAAACCGAAATGGGCGATCATGGCGCTTATTCAAATAATATGTTGCGCGGCTTTGTTGGTAAAGCTGACAAGCAGATCATGAAGCTTGCTAGTATATTGCACACAATTGATAATTGGCGCGATGGTGGTGAAAAAAGTACAAAAATAACCACTTCAACAATCAAGCAAGCCATTAAAATATTCAAGATAATAATGTCAGCTTACACTAGTGCTGCTGATGAGTTAGGTTTTACTGGTGATGATAGCGAGTACAAAAAAGTAGAAGAACGTATATTAGCTTATGCGGAAAAAGGTAAGTTAAACATCACTGTTAGCCAGTTGCGAGACAACATAAAAAGCGTCAAGCCTTTTAGCGGCACACCTAAATTAACCGCTAAGTTGCGCCATATTATCCTACCTGCCCTTGAAAGTTTTGGTCTTTGTATTACGCACAACGACAAGATTCATATAAACCCTAAGTTACTAGGGAGTTAACCATGACAGAGCAAGATTTTACTGAAGAGTTTGGTATGACAATAACTGAGGCTGAACAAATTGTTTTAGCTATGAAGATTGCTAACCAGAAAGATTGGAATAAATTGATCGCTGACTGTTTTAAAGTTAAAAATCCTACGCCTAAGTATTTTATGAAGTATTACGCCAAACGAATGAAAACTAAAAAAATGTTAAAGGGGTTGGGTTATGAAATCCATTGATTATAAAACATTTTCAAGGCAACTGGACGGTCTTTGGGATGCAATATTATCTAACTTTGGCATTGAGGTAGGTAACTTTAAAGGATTGAACACCAAAAATACCGCTTGCCCTTTATGCGGTGGTACGGATAGAGCGCACTGGCGCGAACAAGCAGGTAGGTTAGCGCTTTATTGTAGGCATTGTACCGATGGCTCAATGAAGTCTGCTGAAGATGTTATTATGGAGGCTACAGGAATTAACTATAACGATTTAGTTAACAGTTTATCTAAGTTCGCTAGAAATTTGCCAATGGAAGTAATTAATAAAGCCAAAATAAAGCACCAAGCAGCGCCTAAAATCAATATGCCAATCGATCATAAGCAAGATCATGTACTAGCTGAGAAGTTTATCAACACATGCGAGCAATGCCATAGCATGAGATTATTGGCTTTGAACGCGCCCAACCCACAAAAGTTACCTGTCAAAAATGACGTTGATTACTGGACTATAGCAAATAGTGAGGGCGTTATAATCAACCTAGCGAAGATTGTTGATGGTGAAACTTCATTTATCGCTGGCGGTCAAAGCTATGGCGGTCTTTACACTATCCAAGGAGGTAAGCGATCAATAATGGTAATAGATCCTGTTGATGGAATACTATGTTGGTACAAGACCAAAGCAACAATATATATCGCTTTTACATTAGAGAATATGCGGTGGTGCTTGAGGAATCGCAAAGGTATTAACCCTGTTGTTTGCGTCCGTAGTGATAAATACGCCAGCGAATTCAAAGAAGATCACAGCACCAGAATGTTAACAGGCGATGGCTACACTAAATTTACAATAGTTAAAGGCGAAGAATAATGGATTTAATGAGTATCAGTAACTACCACGACAAAAACAGCATAATAAGCCAACTTGAAGATGATCTACTTGAAATAACACAAAGCTTGGCACTGGAAAAAGAAAAGGTCAGAAAGCTAGAGCAAGAACTAGATCACATAAAACGTCAGAAAATTAACAGCGCTGCAAAAGCACGTAAACCTAGAAATGAAAAACCATTAACCGATACTCAGATAGAAATATGCCATCTAATAGCTAGAGCAAAAGAAGATAATTTTAAAGGTACAGTGGTAAGTAAATGTATAGAAATAGCGGTAGTTGTTGGCGTGGATTATAAAGAGGTTCGCCAATTTTGGAGTAAAAAAAAGCTACTTAAACAAGTAAGTAGCTAAAACACAGCACCAAACAACAAAAAACAATGGATATAAAACAATGACAGAACAAAATCAAACCAAATTTCAACCTAGAGATTATCAGCTACCAATCATTGAGTCAATAATAAATCACTGTAGAAAGCCAACTAATGATCCAGCATTTATAGATATTTCTGTTGGTGGGGGTAAAACAGCTATTTATGCTTTTATTGCTGACCATGTAGCCAAGAAAGGCGGAAAAGTGCTAGTGCTGGCTAGGCAAGGTGAATTAGTTGAGCAGAATAGTAATTTTGCTTGGAAAGCTGGTGTGGATAACTCTGTGTACAGTGCAAGCCTAAAAAGAAAATCAATGTATTACAATACTATCTACGGCACTGAGGGTACTATCGCTAGGCAAATATGCGAGTGTGGTGATTTTGGTTATACAACCCATGACAACGGCACAATTAACTACTCATGGATACCCGACCTTATTCTTATTGATGAATGTCACATGGTTAATTACTCAGAAGAAAATAACCAATACATGAAAATCATTAGGTTCTTCCAACAAGCCAACCCTAGATTGCGTATTATTGGCGGCACTGGCTCACCTATTCGTGGGAAAGAGTATATTGTTGGTGATTTTTGGAAAGAACGATTGTACGAGTTATCTACAGACAAGCTTGTCGATTGGGGCTGGTTAGTACCCCCTGTGTTTGGGTTTCCTGAATCTGAAGATCACAGTTATGATTTTTCAAGTATTAAAGTTGATAAGGATGCTAACTCATTTAGTGATGATCAACTTGATAAAATAGTGCTGGATAATCCGACAAAAACACAAGAAATAATGGCTGAGATTGTTGATCGCACTAAAGATCGCTTAGGTGTGTTGGTATTCTTATCTACTAAAAAACATTGCACTGAAGCCGCTAAAGCACTACCTATAGGCAGCTACGGAATAGTGAGTGATAATACTGGCTACAAAGAGAGAAGTCGGATATACAAAGCATCACGCGCTGGCGAGATCAAATTTTTACTTAATGTAGGTGTTTTAGCAACAGGATACAGTAATCCACGCATTGACACCGTTGTTTACCTGCGACCACTTGACTCACTTACACTTTTAATACAAACGCTTGGTAGGGGGTTTCGTATCCCTGAAGATACCGATAACTTTGAAAAATCTAATTGCCTTGTGCTTGATTATGGCGATGTAATGGGTAGGCTTGGTGGTTTGTATGAGAACCCTATTCTTGAAACTGCTATAGCAAACAAAGCCAGAAAGTCAGGTGAGGTTTTAATTTGCCCTGAGTGTAGCACTGAAAATTCACTAATGGCAAGGCGCTGTGTCGGTAGGGATCACAACGATAATCGCTGTGAATATTTTTACTCATTTAGAGAGTGTACCGATCAGAATACTAATGGTGTCATTACTTCTCATGGGTGCGGTACTAAAAACGATCCATGTGCGCGTGAGTGTCGTGGTTGCGGTAATCAGTTGATAGATCCAAACGCTAAATTATCAAGAACACATTACACTGAAAAGGATTTAGTCGATGTACTTAGTATGAAGATGATACCTTGTCGAAATGAGGGAGTATTAATTAAATACCAGTTAGCTAATGGCGTTGAAGCAACAGAGTTTTTTAGCCCGTTTAGCTCGCATGTTGTAGCTAAAAGAATATGGAAATCTACTTTCTTTAATGAACATACGCTGAAAAAAGATAGAGGATCACTTAATCAAATAAGGACAGCAGCACAATTATGTAACTCTGGATTATTTAGACAGCCCAAACAAATAACGCACCGTATTAACGACAAAAATAAATCAGTAATTAACCAAAGAGTATTTTAATGACACAAATATATTTAGATAATTCGGTATCAAAAACAGAGAAACCACCTCTTGAAGATACCGACTTAATGAACTTTATAGCATGGTTTGATTTTAACTTTCCTCATTTGTCATTTTTAATGATACACGTACCTAATGAGTCTGACATGCCAGTCCAAGGTAGAGTCAAAGCCAAAAGAAAAGGTGTAAGATCGGGCGTACCAGATCTTTTATTCCTAAAACAATCGGGCAAATACTCTGGTTTAGCGATTGAAATGAAGCGAGCCACAAAAAAACATAGCTCCCCTGTTTCTGGCGAACAAGCTATGTATTTACAAGAACTTAGCGAGGAAAATTTCTTTTGTGCGGTAGCTTATGGCTTAGAACAAGCAAAAAAAGCAACAATAGAGTATTTACAATATAAATAAACGTAAGTATACTCATGTTGATTCTTACAAAAACAAAGGTACACCTAATGACAGCAGAAGTGGATATAATAAAAATCGAACAGCAATTACCTGTGCTTACAGGTGATTTTGAGGCAGAAAAGTTAGCGCTTAGTGCTGAACTTGATAAGTACAAAAATGTACTTGTCACAGAAGAAACCCTGAAAGATGATAAAAAACTAGCAGGGTCTTTATCAGCTAAAGGTAAGGCATACAATTCTGAGCGCATTAGAATTGTTGGTGAAATATCAAAGCCAATAGTCGCATTTACTGGTCAAATGAAAGAATTAAGTAACTTGTGTGCTGACGCTTCATCATTAATAAACGATCAAGTTAAAGTGTTTGAAGCAGCTAAGTTAAATAAACTACAAACTGATCTGCTACAGTTTCTTCTTGAAATGCGCGACAGTATAGGTATTGATCAAGAGTTTCGTAGGGGCGAAATAGATCCAAAACTTATTAAGTTAGGGTCTATAACTGCAAAGGGAGCTATCGCTAAGAGTGCTAAAGACTCAATTGTAGCGCTAGTAACAAATGAGCAGATGATTCAGCAGCGAACCGCTTTTAGACTGTTACAGCTTGAATCAGAAAGCCATAAAGCAGGTCTGCTATCACCGCTAGATAGAATAAGTGTTGAAACCTTTTTGTTTGCTGAAGATGAAGCTTACCAACAGCAATTAGCAAGAGTTATCGAAATAGAAATAGGTCGACAAAATGCGGCACAAGCTAGAATGCAAGCCAAAGCTGAAAAAGAGGCTCAAGCTAAAATAGATGCTGAAGCAAGAAAAGCGCAAGATGAAGCTGATAGGTTAGCAGCTATGCAACCTGTAGCTGACACGCCAACACATGAGCCTGATCCAGTGGTGCAAAGTGCCGACAATGCTGAAATACCACCTGCTCCGCAATATATTGAGCAACAACAGCCAACTCAGACGGCACAACAACCAGCACAACAAC